CGTTCTTCAGGTATAGAGTCTTGCTTCGGATTAAACACATCCTCAATCATCGGTTTTTCCTGCATCATCATCTCCAGTATATACTAAGTACATATCAGAACCCCGTTGCTCGAGGTTCACCCAGCCGGCTCGTATGAGTCCGGTTATCGCTCCTTCCAAATCCCTTGCTTGCGGGAATGCGTTGTGCAAGATCTTGAAAGCTTTCGGATACGTTGCTTCGCCCATTGACTTAATATAGTCGAGTAGCTTGTCGGCTTCAACTGCCTCTGTCGTTTTCCCGACATGTGCGAATACTTTAGCATAACCTTTTTCCGTAGATTCAAGCAAAACGTCAGCTAGTTTCAGGTCTGTCTCTGTTATCAGTAGTTCATCTCGTTGCGAAGCTGCCAAGACCATTGCGAGTTTGTGCAGGTGAGTTTGTTTCCTTGCCATATAGACTGACAGCCACTCTTCCCTCCAGCCGTTGGATACTGACTTCCAGTGTTGTTCGTACCAACGTTCTCCCCAGGTACGTGCAGCTGCATTGAGTTCATACTCCCCACAAAGTGTTATGGCAATATGTTCTAGATCTTGTTGAAGTTTCAAAATAGTGTTGTCTCGTTGCTCAGGAAAGTTATACTTTGGATAGGCAATGAAACGTTCCTTGGTATCCGCATAGATGAAGATGCACCTAGCTGTGAAACCTCCGCCGACAATCCCTGCGTGCATGTTGTTTGCAATCCAGTTTGGCGTAGTGCATGCGAGCATATTGACCCAGGGACTATCCACAATGTCATTACCACTGTTCTTAGTATTCTTGATAAGTGCTTTGCGACCGTCCCAGAGATCGATGAACATATTGACCATCTCGTTGTTCCTGAAATCTACAAGGTTTCCGAACTCAGATGCGCACAGATTGATCGGTGACATTGGATAGTGCTCGCCATTGTACTCGAAAGTTTCACAGTTAGAGGCAAAAGAAGTGATGAGTGATTGCCAGGTTACAATGTCCGGGCCAAACTTAATTCCAGGTACATTGCGCAGGAACGACTCTGCAAATCCTGCGGTGGTTGATTTTGATACGACTCCAGGTGGAGCAACAAACACAATGAAGAAGTTTGGGACCCACCTGAAAGCCACTTGATCCATCCAGACCCGCTTGCGTAAGACGCCTGCTAATGCCCACACACCTGCCCAGAAATGCATCAGGCGTGGGGCCTCGGTGTGAGCTGCGAAATTGACATACGCTTCGAGCCAGGAAGGGAAGTGTCGTTTAGCTGGCATTATATGTCCTGTACTTCCAATTATACCACGCTATAAAAGGTGTGAAACCTCTTCCAGTATCTCCATCGCAGGTTAGATTTCTCAGTCTTTGCTTGTAGTAAGAGCAAAACCACCATTGACCTTCTTTCCAGATCTTAGGTTTCATAGTCCACATACTCGTGCTCATACACAGGCTCCCCAGCTAACTTCGCTAGTCTTCATCCCGGTTGGAATGATCAGTGGATCATCATATGGAATCACAATTCGGCTCACTTTGGCTATACGCTGCTTGCACTCCGCTGCCATGTGCGTCGGGAACTGACCGACCAGGGAGTCATGCACCTGGATCAGTACCTGCACATCCGGTATGTTATCGTAGATTGCGACCCAAATCCTGTTGATGTAACACCCAACAGTTGACTGTGGAATCCAGGCCAGTGCTTGTGGCAAAGCCCTATCCAGTCTGTCAAAGATATGCCAGCGATACCCGAACTTATTCTCCACAAAACGGAAGCGCTGTATCTGCTCCAATGTACGATCATGCCACTTCTTGATTCCAGGGTGACTGGCAAACCAGATACGTTGCGCCCGATCTACTTCAGCTATGGTGTTACCTGTAGCAGCTGCAATGGTGCGAGCACTTCCACCGTAATTTGTAGCATGGCAAAATACCTTCGCAAATTCCCGCTTGTGCTTGCGCGGTCCTCGATGTTCGATGTACTTCGGATGAATCTCGACCAGCTCCTCCAATGGTGGGGGACTCTTCCCTTCCAGTGCATAGGCGTTAAGCAGGTGAATGTCAGCCCCCATTCGAAGTGCGGCTTTGAGCATCTGATCATCTGCTTCCCACACCACGACCTGCAGATCGGCTCGGTCCAAGTCCATGTCGAACATGGTGTAGCCCGGGTCAGGCACATACATCGAGCGCATGTTTGGGAAGGTGAAGGTCTTCCCCCTAGCCGCAGCCTTACCAGCTGCCTTGGACTTGTCCGATGGAATGTTCTGGAAGTTACATCCACCTCCAAACGCATTTGTAGATGAACTTAAGCGATAGGTGTATGGAGCTGACTTGGCATCGGCATCTCCAGCGATGTTGAATGAACTTCGCATCCGCCCGTCCGCATCGACTCGTGCATTGATGAAGGTCCGAATCAGGACTTGCAGTGTGCGAATGTCTGCTATAGCGTTGATGATAGGGCGGAGCAGTGGTTCGCGTGTGGCTATTGTATTTAGAGCTTCATCATCGCAGGACACGTGAGGGGTCTGTCCTTTCTTCGGCCTAGACATTACCTTTGGCTGCCCGAGTCGCTGGTAGAACAGGTCTTGCATCTGGACGCTGGAATTGAGGTTAATGTCACTACGCAAGATAGTGCACAGCCAGTCTTCCCTCACAGCTATCTCATGCTGGATTTCTGTGTTGAGTTTCTTCCTCTGATCTTCATCCACCCGGACGCCAAGCTGCATTGCTCGCAACACCGGCCAGAAAAGTTTCTGCTGGAATGCCTCGACTTTCTGGAGTTTTAGGTCTTCCAGAATTTGGAGTTCAGCCTCCCCTACTTCCCGTGTCCGCACACAGTCAATGCAGTTGTACTCCCACAACTTCTCCTCCGGCTGGTTCGGCTCCCAGGTCTTACCGTCATCTTTCCAATAGACGTAGTGCGGACTGTAGAGTGATGACTGCATTGCGAGTGATTTTGGGAGAGACACAAACGCAGTGTGGTGGGAGATCATTGTATCCTGCTTTCCATTCGGAACGAAGTGCCAGTGGCGCCAGATATACTGTGCATCGTACAGACCATTCTGCCAGCGAACAGCAACCTTCGGGTGGGTGAGCACCTTATGCAGAAGCCAGATTACTCTAGCCTCTTCCCACGGAGTCCAGTAGCCACGGATACGCTCCACGCACATGAATGGGATGCAAATGGCGTCTTCTGTCGACCAAGACATTCCGAGACAAGCAATGTGTCCTGCGCGAGTCTCCAAGTCTAGTTCAATCCACACTGGTTCGTGCGCTTGGTTGAGTCGGTGTAACAGCGTATTGCATGTATGAGTTACATCCTCAAGCGATGGGCGCAGTTTGAATTTCCAATCTGGGAGGTTGAGATACATCCGACTCGATGCTTCCCTGCGAACCCTCTTCAGATCCTCCACGACCTGGACTCGTAGATGCCACTGTGCCAGCACCCAGCTTGGTGGATAAGTGGGTATGACCTTCGGTGCAGGATCAATCCCGTTGCCTGGTGGAGCTGGCTGCGGTCCATACGCCAGACGAAGGTGACTCCCCCTCCACTTAGCCACAGACCAAGCTCCAGTAAGCAGCCACGTCGGGATGGTGTCGAGAGCAACAATGACATTGGGCTTCACAAGTTCGATCTCTTTCATCAGCCTGTTGTAGCCTTGGACAAGCGGGGGGAGGACAAACTTCCCTCGGAGTTCTGTGTGCTGGGCTGTGATCTCCTTCTTTGTGAAAGCTATGAATCCGTCGAGTGCACGAAAGCCTGGAACTCCGTTGATGACGTTTGTCAGGTAACACTCACTCCGACGAATCCCGGCATCTTTCAGCATACGATCTAGCTCCGCACCCGCGGCTCCCTGAAACGGAGCGCACAAACGGGAGTCTTCGTCGGAATAGCAGTTACCTACGATCATGATGCGTGCGTCTGCTGGCCCTGTTCCTAGAATTCCACTCATACAATCTGCTCCTCAAAAGGAAGGTCTGCCGGAGGTGTGGTGTACAGCAATCTCCGAGCATCATCACTAACGACTGGGTCAAGTGCCACACTCACTTCCCAGGCCAACAAGTCATCTACAGCCAGTCGCGGGTTCGTCTCATGTTCCTTCCGCAGGATACCACACACCACCAGTTTCTCAATGATGATGTATTTCCACTCGTTTAACTCCCCCACATCACGCCTCCAGATCGTTGATAGTTCTCAGGGACTCTCCGTAGAAATGCTCCTGCAACTCCACTCCCACCGCGAAGCAAGATTGCTGGTGTGCTGCAGAGAAGATTGGTCCGGTACCGCAGAACAGGTCGAGCACCTTATCTCCAGGCCTGACAGACCTGCGGAGAAGTTCATTGAATAGAGCGGGAGGCTTGGCTGCTGGATGTCCAACGCCTGGCCCGGTTGCCTGCAATGTTATTACATCTGGTGCAATCATGTTAACTTTCTTGTCACCCTTCTTCGCATAGATGATTGTCTCATATTTGCGCTGAGGTCCGCTGTCAATCCACGGGGTGCGGAAGCCAGTGGGCTTAACCCAGATAAGCGGGTAGTTGAAGACTACCCATCCCGCATCTTCTAGAGTGGCCTTCCACTCAAAGAACCACTTGATGTCACAGAATAGGTAAAGGTGTGCCTGTTCCTTTGCCAGTCGGAAGGACTCCCGGGGGAACCATTGCATGATCTTAAGCAGGGTCTCTGTAGAATCCTCATACCCGTGGGCTGTAGCAGTTCCCTCTCCTACAGTCCCAAAGGTATCCGCTCCAACTCCATACGGAGGATCCGTGAGAATCACATCAAACTGCCCAGCTTCTTGGTGCCTTGCCCACTCTCCGGATTCAGCATGGTATAGCTGAAACTTCGATGACTTTGGCACACCCGCCGCTTTCTCAGCCAGCATCTTGTTCTGCTCCGCCCGTTCTTTTGTCTTGAGGACGAGGAGAGCTTCCTTCGCTGTCTTAGCTTTGGCTACTTCAGGTACGTGCATGTGTCTCGCCAGAATCAATTCCGCCTTGGTCTTGGCCAGGGCAGCTGTTGGGTGCATCGCCTTCTCAGGATTCTGGACATAGACCTCCGCGGCCAGTGTCATGGCCGTAGGTGGCTCGATCTCCCCGGCCTCCGCTTGCAATTTGCGCAGTTCGGCTAGTTTGGCCATAGCCACCGCAGATTCCTGCCAGGTGAATTGCAGCCGTTGATTATTCTCATCGACCTCGATCTGGAGTCTCTGATAGTCAGTGAGGTCTTCCCAGCTGGTATACGGGATGTAGCCGAGATCGACTTCATTCCCGTCATACCGGATGGAGACTCCGAATGCAGCGAGGTCTGCTACCGCACGAAGTCTGCGCTCGCCAGCTCGCAGGATCAAACCATCTGGCGTGTCCTCCAGAACCACTGCGTGCAGCAATCCGATATTGCGAATGGACTGCTGCAAGTCCTGACTAGCTGTTTCGGAGAAGGCCTTGCGTTGCCTATTCTCCACTAAGATTTCTTCGATAAGTGCAAATTGTTTTGCCATGTGTCTACTCCTGCTGGTTAAAAACCAATTGAAAATGCGGCCATATCTCCGCAATCAGGTTCCGGTCCGAAAACTTTTTGACGCTTTGTCCAAACAGGGGGATTCACCCAATCTGGACCTTAGCAGGCGTTGCGTCGTCACATACACCCGATCGCGCCGATGTACTCCGGCTGCGCCAAACTCAGAGCACGATGGCACCTTCGTAACGCTTGGCGGTAGCAGGTATGCTCCGCGCTGAATTCCGGGGCGCCCTCCGTGCCAGTATGTCGTCGTTCGTTCAGTCATGTGAGTGCGTAGACCTTCAATTGCTCTGCAAGCCACAGCGCGAGTTTCCGATCCATCCTGGAAGACCTGATGAACAGATCGCCGTCGCTGTCGTAGCCTACGACGAGACAATTTTGCAGTCCGCCGTGTTCGGCAAGCTGCAGCGCGGACTGCAGCGCCTGTTCAGGTGTCATCGTTTCGGTTGGAGGGAACGCTAAGATGTTGTCATTCATTGATCGACACCTCTTTGTTTTAGCCGCAGCTAACTCCGCCACCAGTTCCGGTATCTTTAACCGCACTGGCGTACTCATAACTGTCCCATAGTCTGCGGTATATGCCCCCCGGCCAAGGTGCACCGCGCACTGATCCAGCAGATCACGGAAGAAGTCCGCGTTGCGCGACATCATCGCGGCAGTTTCCATCCAGGCAGCAAGTCGCTTCGCGAAAGCCTCGGCAAGCACGGGGTCCATCTGCTTGCCGCTTGTTTCGTCATCACACCAGCACTGCGCAGCCTCTTGTAGTGCTTCTTCCATGTACTGATTCATCGTCTTCCACTCCTCTCAGGATTTACCGATGACCGCGCCCCGCATAGCAAGCGTGGCATCTGCCATCTTATACGCCTCTAGTGCAATCTCCTCCCTCCAGTGCTCATTTTGAGGCCCTATCCCAGACTTACGGCAATGGGCACCATAGTCCATGTAAATAGCGGGTAGCATTGCTATTGCAATCAAATCTCTGTCATTCATTTACTTAACTCCTTGATCTTGGACAGTGCTTCGTCCCGTGTCGCATACATGAGTGTACCATTGGAGTCCATGCAGTCCATCCACTGACCGGGGGCATAGACTCGCAGGGAAACGTCGTCAGCTGTACCGTCATGTTCCTTTACCAGGTCAGTCTCCCATCTACGAGTCTGAACTTGGTAGAAAACACGAACTACAATCCTATACTCTGGATATATATCATCCATCGTTATCCTTTCCACTTAGTTGTCTGTGGTAATAGCCGCTTACGGCGGCTAGTCGGCGTGATGACTAGAGTATGAGCTCTCTCTGCACACGCTTCGAGTCAGACTTACGCGCGGGTACGACCAGTGATCTTCTCACGCGGTTTGCCTTCATATACGTCGTGAGTAACCTTGATGCGGATCACCTTCCCCTGCAGCATGGTCAGGCCAAACTTCTCCCCAGGCCGGTTGAGATCGGTGGCCTCGCGGTAGTCCTTCAGAACCCGGTTCTTGCCCGGTCCGAAGTCGAACCCCATGCCACCTTCCACCAAGTCGATCATGGCGGAGTCGGTGAGTTGCGTGGTCGGACCGAAGCCGCACGACTGCTGTGCTTCCGCCGGAACATCCACAACCAGCGGGATGTCCAGGACCACACCCGACTTCGTACCGTCCTTGCTGGTCCAGGTCCGCGGCTTGATCGTACCGATGAGTGCGGTGTATTCGCCCACTGGCAGGGGGATGCGATCGGTGAACGGCGAGTCAATGGTGATGTTGAGGAATTGCTCTGCGTCAAAAGCGTGTGACATTTGTAGCTCCTTACTGAGATTGATGGTTATGAGTGGGACTGCTAAGACTCCAGGTCACTCATGTCTGGAGAATGGTGTTGGTTATATGCTGGGTGGGCGCACGAACTTGGGCTTGTCGTGGTTCTGCTGTTCCCGCAACTTCCGCAACTTGCGTTTTAGATCCTTGCGGGCTTCATGCCAGAATCTCCTGGCAGCCCGGTAGTCCAGGTCAAAGCTTGCCTGGCTATCAAACCACTTGTCGAATGCTTTCACAGTTTGCTCCTTTGCAACCACTTGTCCATGATGAGGGAGAAGTCCGGGCGAATTTTACTCTGGATTGGGAGATACCTGGTCTTGAGATCGACGCCAGGAGCTGCTGTGTCCCAATAGAAGTTCAGCCCGTCTCGCACTGTCAGTATCACGTCACTAAACAACGGTGACATCTCATCCCCGAGCGCCTTACCAATGGCCTTGGTCATGACGCTGGTCGAGCCGGTCACTTCATTCGTCTGGCGCTGCACGTGGGCCGTGAGTACAAAGGTACATTGGAGAAACTGCGTCATCCAGCGTACCCAAGACAACAGGTTCTGTTGCGCCACACCGTACTCTGGCTGGGATGCGGTGGCCTTTGCCCCGAGTACCATACGAAAGCAGGCATTGGCTGTCTCACTCAGCGAATCATTGATGAGGATGCGATTATTGCTCCACATACCCACATTCCCGTAGGTTTTGCCTGTCCGATCACAGGGAAAATCCTGCAAGGTTTTGAGCAAGCGTTCCCACGGGTTGTTGCGACTGCGGTCAGGATCAGTCCACTGAGTGAGGGCTTGGTAACTCAATTGCCCTGTGCGTGTGGCGTTAGCTAGCAGGCCGTCAAGACCGATCGCTGGGGTGCGGACGACATGCCAGTGTAGGCAGTCCGGGATTGGTGCTGGCTCCCGGCGATTGAATGGAGGCGTGCTTGTGTCTCGCCAATAACCCAGCAGGGACTCCAAGCCACCTTGCTCGGTGAACAGGATGAAAACTTCCTGCCCATTCTTCTGAGCCCAATCTACCAGTGTTCCCATCGCGAAACTTTTCCCGGTGCCGGCTGGCCCTTCGAGAAGAATCTTCGGACCGGCTAGAGCTGCTGTCTTGTCATTCATGCTACGGTTCCTTTACTCAGAGAAAAACTTGGCCATAACCCGCATGTAGTGTCCTGCAAGCGTGTATTGTTTATCGGTGTGGAGGAGAGCTATGCGCAATTCCGATTTAAGTTCCTCGACCAAGGCTTTACTAGCCTCTAGTTCGCGTTCAACTCCGGGTAATCGTGCATACGCCGCTCTCCAAGCAGTGTCAGGCATTGTATCTCCTATCGGTTTGCCCATTCGAGCCACTTGTCTAGCAGCCCATTTGGGAATTTGTGGTTTAGGATGAGGTCGGCTTCGTATTCTATTGCTTCCCGAGGCCAGTCAGTGGAGAATGATAGCGGGTCTGTGCCTGGGTAGGAGGCCCGAAAACTGCCCGCAAACTCCACATCCCAGGGTCGAGTCCCGTGCTCCAGACAAGGGCGAGCGTGGATAGTCCATTCATTCACTCCGTCATAGCTCACCCTGCCCCAGATTTCTCCACAATGGAGGCAGAAGTATGCACAGTTACGCGGCCTTGCACGAGCAGCTGGCGCCTCGATCAGCCCGAGTGGGTAGGTTGGCTCCACTTCCCTCGCCCCGAGGTATCTGGTGGAGGTGAAGAAGTGCTGCTTCATGTCAACTCTTGTGGAAGGAGTCGGTCTGTTCGTAGGCATCGGTGTGGAGGCTCTCCAAAGCCTTGAGCTTGTCCATGAGGATCTTTCGCTCCTCGTCATTCTTATGACGCTGCCAGTCCGCTACGAGTTGCTGGATCGCTTCAGGTGTTGGGATGTCAAACCCAAGTTCCACCAAGTCGATTTCCTTCTGCCCCAGCGTCAGCCAATGGTCGCTCAACAGCGGCTGGTGAGTAAATCCAGCTACCCGAAGCTGGTCTGGAATGAAAGAATCCAGACGCATCTGCACGAACAACGTCACCTTATAACTATCCCTTTTCTCATACCCAGCCATCACATCTCTCCTTCACTAAGTTTCGTTTCAACACGCAGAAGTGGGTCCCACTTCCTTCTCTCGAACCCGGTTTCCAGCCAAGGCTCTGGGTTCTCAGCCAGACAGATGCGCCTGTAATCGCATCCGCCGTAGGAATTGCAGCTGTCATCCAGATTGTAGTCCCAATAGCCCTCCTCCCAGCAAGCTATCATCCTCCTCACATCACGGCACATCTGCTTGTACCAGCGATCCACCATCCAGGGTGGGCGGTAGGTGATCGCCTCCCCTTTATCGTACCTGTTCTTCAGGATGGCGAGGCCTCTGACCATGAAGCCATCTGCACGCAGGCCTGACTTGATGATCCCCCAGATATAGGCAGTGAACTGTGAGCGCAAGTCCCACTGCTGGCTCCACTTCGGACCTATTCCGGAGGTGGTTTTGTCATCAAGCGGGAAGATGCCCGAGGCAAACTCCATGATTGCGTCGAGCCTGCCTGTGTAGATGAGTGGCTGACCTGTGACTGGATGCGCCACATCAATCGGCTCGGCGAAGTTGAATTCCACCCCCAGGATTTTATCACTCGTACCTTCGAACACATGCGGTTTGGCGTAGTCAGCCTCCAGTGGAAAGGCGTGGAAGTAGTACTCCAGGGCTCCGAGCATACGGTCAAGTGACTTGGCGGACTCTGGTGGGCACTCGAAATCTCCGTAGGACTCCATGAGTGCTCCCAGGCCGAGGGCGATTGCCTCTTTAGCTGGCCGATTGTCCCGGTAGAAGGCCATGCGAGCCACCTCTAGTCCGCGAGCGTAGGCACCTCCGGCAATGAGATGCACATTGGGCTCTTTCGGTTTCCAGTGGAGAATGTTCTTAAGCTCACACATGCGAGGACATGCTACGAAGTCTGCCCGCATTGATGAGTCTATGACTTCAGGGAATGGTGGGCGGATCATTGTGGTCTCTCAGTGTGAGTTAAGGATGCAGTCTAGAATGCGGAGACGGGGTGCTATACGGTTGTTGTTACCAAGCCACCAGTACGTAACAATTCCTTCTGGTCTTGGGGCTCCATATAGCTGACCAAGAAACTCAGACCACTGTGTCAGATCGTCCAGTCCAAAGAACTCTGGGAAGAGTTCTTGGAGAAAATCTTCCAAACTCACTTTCGGGTCAACACCAGGCATACCAGGCAGGATTCCAAGCTCGTTGAGTGTTTCCATCAGAGCCAAACATACACAATATTCCTGGCCAAATTTCAGAAGCGTATGCGCCCGCATGTACAACTCTCTTTTCAAGGTGTCCATTACTTCAGCGCTCCGAAGATGTCATCCAGTGTGGCCTGGGAAACAGGGGCTTTTGCAGCTGCGGCCTTGGTCCTGCTCGTTGTCGAGGCGATCTGTGCTGACGTGCGACCCTGAGAAAGAATATCCACCACCTCCATGAGTTCTTCCGTCGACAGACCCTCCGGGGTCTTCTGCTTCTGCCTGTAGAACATAATCTTGTCGTGCATTTCAGCTGGTGTCATGTCAGATCTCCGTTTCAGCGTATTCGGTCAGAAAATCACGAATCATCTCAAGAGTAGCAGATTCTCCACACACAACTCCCCCTCCGAGAATATACTGACTCGTGTCTAGTTTTTCCTGGGAGAAGTATTCCCGCAAACGTTCCTCGATAAACTTCTGCAGTGCGCCAGCAGGGATGCGTTGCTCCAGCTCCGACCAGACTGCCTTGTCCAGCTTTTCCCGTAGGTCTGCGGAGATCGTGATGTGCAGATGTACCTTGGGTGTGATCTGCTTTGGTCGCGGCATTTTTCAGCTCCTTTTCTGTTTTATGAACACGTAACATTACTATTTCATGTTCATCCTATCTGCAGAAAACCAGCCCCCTTTCGAGGGCTGGCCGTTTGACCTATCAGCTTTCCAGCGCGCTGAAGATGTCGCCGGTATCTACCACGACCGGCTTCGGTTTCTTCCGCTCAGCTTCCATCGCGAGGATGAGCTGACCCAGTTCGGTGTCTGGATTCCGGAAGGAAGCGTACAGGGCCTTGCGACTGAGCGTACCGCCCCGAGCCTTGTCTGCGGCGAGCTTGTCCTCGATGATCTGCTTGACCACCGCGATCGGTTTCCCGAAGTGCTGAGCCAGTGCACGCAGAACAATCCCGGCACCGGATACTGTACCTTCACCCGAGCGAACCTTGTTCCACTCACCCGCGTTGAGGTCGTTCACCAGCGACTCGATCGCCAAGGCCATGTCCTCTTCCGAAGCCGGCTCCTTGGTCTGCTCGTCCTTCATGCCAGCGACGTGATCGCCGAGTTTCTGCGCCCAGCCGTGACCGGCAGCGTGGAGCAGGTGCTGGTCCGGCACTTGGTAGGTAGCAGTCGTTCCGTTGCGGAAATCGAAGCGGACTGCGACCGTGCCTGCGTCCTGATCCACCAGGATGGTTTTATCCATCCGCCGAGATGCGGGGAATTCGACTTGCCGACCATCGGTCATCGTGACGAGTTCGGGAGCGGGACGAGCGGTCTTGACTTGCATTACTTCTTGATTCATGTTGCTATCTCCAAAAGATGCAGACCCTTTATTCGGGGCGGTCTGCGAACTCCCACACTGAAGCCCAGGTTGGTGGGCTTGGATGTGGAGGCTCAGGCGTAAATCAAACCGAGTTTTGACAAAAATTCCAGCAGTTTTAGCTTCCCTTTTGGAGTGATGGTGTATAGCGGACGTTTCCTGTTAAACTGGTTTGTAGAATCGACAAAATGCTTGTCTATGAGTCCTTGTGAGTACATTCTGCGGATCGTCACATAGGCGGCCGGGCGTGTCAGAATTCCGTCGCTCATGTATATGAGTTCAGAAGCATATCTGGCAGCATTTCTCCGTGCAAGCAAACAAAGCACTGCTAGTTCAACTCCAGTCATTTCAGTCCCTTTCATGTGGAAATCTGGCCAGAAGTTTCACGCTTCCCCCATACAGTTCCATGAGTGCGTGAGCGTGATCCAGAGATATGCGATGTTTTCCCCGCTCTAATTCGCTCAGCTGCCCAAAGGAGATGCCAGCCAATTTTGCTGCCTGTCGGAGTGACAACCCCTCGTGTTTGCGCAACCTTCGCAAGCACTCTCCTCTCGTCATGTTCAACTCTTTTGTAATGTTCAATTCCACCATCCGATCTCCAAGAATTCAAGTCCCCGCTGCAAGTCCTCTGCACGCATGACCTGTTGCAATCCGCATTCTTCACACAGGCCAAAGCGCATAGCCTCTTTCTCTAAAAACGGTTGCAGGTGCCCACAGTTCAGACAGACCCCGTCGCCGTCCGCTGCCGCTTGTTCCAAATCTTCATTTCGAAGCAAGTGCATGTTTCACTCCAATCCAGTTGAACAACCTCCGCATCATATATGAGCGGATCAGGCTGATTGCGGTGAAGGCTGCTCCGATGAAGGTAGCGTCTATGAGGCTAGGGGAGTAGCCAAACAGTGGTAAGATGGTGATGTTTGCCAGTAGACTTACCCCGAATCCCACTGCGACGTTGGATAGAGACTCCACCACTGACATGCGATGAGACTGGCCTGAGTAGGCGGCCCGCATCCCCCGTCTGGCCAGCCGCAGCTCCGCCTTGAGATCTTGTATCTCGCGATATTGCCTGCGCATGCAGTCAGCACGCCAGAGTTTGAGTTGCATGTCTTCAATCTGGAGCATTGGTATCTCCTTCATCCCAGGCATTAGAGGTTGTTCGCCAGAGGTTGGCGGAAGATGCGAGCCAATTCTCGCAACACTTCTTTCACTGTGAGGGGAGGTTGTTCCGAGTCCAGATCACGTGGCAAGATTGTGAACACTGGCCCATTATCTGCCTGGAACAATGCAGCCCAGCCATTATTATAGACCTTGTGAATGACGCCTGTCATGGAGCCCATGCGCTCGTTCAACTTGCACGGTCCGCACACTAACGGACCTGCTTCAGGTGTTATATTTGCAGTTGGCACACGCATTGTCTGTTCCTTTCCTTGAGATTCCAAACGTTGGATTGACTTGCGGGATTTCAGTACCCACCACATCGCCCGCATACTCAGTGTGGTATCGATCAGATACCCTCCCTCCACTTGTGAATGTGGTGAATGGCTTTGTTCAGTGTTTTGCATCTTGCACTCCAGTCAGGAAGTTGACTCATGTGTCCTTTGAGTCCGGCGAGTTCGACTTCGAGATCAGCGAGTTTGCGGCGGACGATTTCCAGGCGGATGTTGGTCAGAATGAGTGATGGTTTCATTGCGGTACCCCGGCAAGTAGTTCGGTCAGCCAGCTAATGGTGAGCCATGCGAGCAGACCTACAATTCCCCATGCGGCTAGGCAAACAAACAGCAGCCGTTGCATTTCTTTTTCCCTCATTACAGTTCCTTTCGGTTGGTTGGTTTCCTTGAGTCCCCTCTGGGAAGGGACTCTGAGAAATCAGCCGTAGAATGGGCGTTGCAGGTACAGCTTTCCATCCGGCCTGGAGATCACCTGTCCAGGCCTGGCCAGCCCATTCGCGCGAGTGAGCTGACCTTTCGCAATCTGGCGAGCCCGGCGGAGACGCTCCCCCTCGGAAGACCTGGGGTAGGATTTGCCCATCCGCCAGTTAATCAGTGTCGGCAGCAAATAACTCAATGCTGACGATGTAGCGGCCGCCGCTGTAGCCAGAGCAACCATTTGCCTCAAGCGCAATATAAACATCTCCCTCTCCTTCACAGTTCGTCGAGCATCGACCGCAGTTCATCGATTGACGCTGCGCTCAGAGCCTCATCCTGCTTCCGCTCGATGAGTTCCATGATTTTCCGACGCTTAGCAGCGGTTTCCAGCCGGCGGAGGGACTCGAGCTGTTCGTCCTTCTTCACCTTGATGATGTGGAGGATGATGTCGAAGCGCAACTGTGTCTCGGTGTCAGCCGCTGAGGTGTCCTCGACAAACGAGGTCTGCTCCGCGTTTTTTAGCTCGGCGTGGTACTTCTTGGCCAGCTCGTCGAGCGAAGCCCGGCCATTCCGCCGAGTGAGCGGCAAGTTCCACAAATCTGCTACATCGAGCAAACCTGCGGCTGATTCGAAGCGGAGATCGCGGCGACTTGCTTGTTCAAAGATGTTCATGTCAGTCCTTTCAGAAAATGATGTTGATGATGCGGTGGAAACTACCACTGACCCGGCAGGTGACGCGGTTGCGTTGCGTGCTGGAGAAGCCAACTCCACTCAATTGCGAGTCAGCCAACTCCGTCCGTACCTTGCTACCGACCATTTCCAGCACTTTGCGGTGTTGGTCGAGATCGGAGCGAAGGAACTCGTTATAGAATCCACGGGCAGGTTCTTCTGCTCTACAGCCCTCCAGCATGAATATGTAGTGCTTGTTGCCGATGGTACCTTTCCAGTGATTCGGGGAAAGCGTCACTAGCTTGACTGGTGTAAATACCTCTGTGTTGATTCCCCAGATTGCCTTACTTTTACGATTGCTGGGGAGGAGTGATTCGACTGTTACTTCATTTCCGGCCTTGTGAATATGCGCTACAGTCAGATATTTATTCTGACTGAGCACCTTGCCATAGATCATCGAGGTGATTTGCCCTTTCAGGTCAATCTCAACCTCAAAGCCTACTCCATCTGATCGCCTGGTGAAGTTGTGCACGGCAAGCTTGTACGTCCCTTGTTGCATCTTGTCGATGGACTGATAGAAGATATTCTCCACTGGATCATCTTTCATCCCGTCGCTGCCATTTGCATCGAGGTCGAGCATCCCGCCACAATCAGACAGAGATCTCCGATGTTGGTTGTAATAGATGTGCCCTCCGTTTGGCTCGTACATATGGAAGTCCAGATCATCCGTATAGCCCCACGCCAGACGGCAGCATAGCTCTCCACTCACATTCCCACCGGCCCGCTTGACCCTTTCCTTCAGCGAGTCAGCTACATCCCCCCTGTATGACCAAGAGAACGGGTTGTTCCACTTGAACAGACGCGAGGCTGTCCCATCGACAGCTGTGATGAGGGATACCAGATTTCCTGTGTGTCGATTCTCGACCAGGAGTTCGAGCTTCGTCGCAGTCGGCAGGATGTTGACCAGGAAATCCTCCACCGGGACATCCTGCACTCGGTCCAGCTTTGGCAGCTTTTCCACCGTCAGCGAGTCGAAGATGTCTCCAGCCATCTCCTTCTTGTACGCTGGCCCGACCCAGATCACATCGTTGATGTCGATGTCCCTGGCGGTTGCGTGTCGCCGCTCCAGGGCAGGGAGAAGTCCTAGGTCCTTCAATTTCGCTTTTGCCCCCTCCACCATCGCTTTGGTGACGAGTGCTGTCGGTCGCTTGTAGTTCATTGGAGCGACCTTCGCTTCGAAAGCTGTGACGGCAGACTCCAATTCCGTTCCCTTACTCAGATCGACCAGGAGTGTGCCAATGACATTACCTCGAATGTGGGTGAGTTCATTAGGTCCGTTCGCATAGACATAGTTCCAGACGTGGATGTCGAGTGACCGATCTTCGGGAAGTGCATAAGCCATTGTCCGAAACGCTTGGAACTGCTCCACCACGTGCTTGAACTCTTGCCCACGATACAGGGAGTTTTGCGCGATCAAGTCGAGTACAGTTTCGACACTCTCCTTCGTGATGGTCTGCAGAGCACGCATCAGCAGGTCATGTGCAGTACCCCAGCGAGCCCTGACTCCCGCAATATCCACTTTCGGGATGATGCAGTTCTGTGGTAGTGTGATTCTGAAGTGCTCCCATGCTCGGCACTCTCCGTCGAGCAGTTCCTCAAAATTCCGGTCCGTGCCGACAATTCGCTGGTCATGCACGAAGCGATTGAGGATTTGCCGTGATTTCACTGCTTGAGAAAGCGCCCGAGCGACCTCGATATACTCTGGATCAAGTCCGGTCGGATCAACATCCCAGAGCGTAATCAGTTTGCCCTGCGCCGTGGCCACCAGCCCGCCGACAATCTTGATGAACTGCCGACAGGCGGAGCAGTTGTGCTCCTCCCTGACCCGATAGATTTTGTTGGTTTCCTCCGGAAATGACTGAAGGTAGAGTTGCCACAGTTCCTCGCCAGTCATATCGACCTGGAACAGTGGCAATGTTCGCATGTTCGCGAATTGGACCTGTACAGCCCGTTTGAATTTCGTAAATGACATTCTTCTCTCCTAACGTTGCTTGCCGGTTACGTTGTCCGGCATAAGGGTTCTGCCCTTATCGTTTAGCTGGGCTCATTGACCAAACAGCAGCCCTAACGTTTCGGGAGATAGCGCTCCCTCACATGCCACAGACTCCCGAGCAGGTTTCTCGGTCACTCTCGTCTGCAGCTCCATTGCAGCTTGCATGACCTTGGCTTGACTCGCTGCAGCCATTGCTGCCATGTAGGCGTCTGAGACCGGGACCGCTCCGACACGTACAAACGTATTCCTGCGGTGGATCTTTGCGATGGTCTCAGTCGCCACACCGTAACGGAGTGCCAATTCTTTCCTCGGTACTCCATCTTCAAGCTGCGCCCTGATGTTCAGCACATCAGTATCAGTCAGCTTGTTCATAATCCCCTTCCTCGGATGGGGGATTCCCCCACGGCTGCACGACGTTCAGGCACCTCGTCAGTGAATCATCAATGCGCTTGAGAGTGGCATAGGAGGTAGCCCACTGTCCCTTCTCGGCTTCCTGGATAGCCGCCTGTATGGCATATTTGATTTCCTCGCCCTCTCCATGCAGAACGAGAATTGCATCATCCTGGATAGCCTCGACCACTTCATCAGAACGGAGAGTTTTCATATGCCTCACTCTCCCTCTGCGTGAACTTGGCCAGCGAGATGTGGTCGCTAGCATCATCCAGCATCCACTGTGTCCTCGCCGCATCCCGCCGCAGTTTCCGAGCAGCTCCCCGCTGGGGCTTGCCTGCCAGCGCCCGCTCTGCAACCTTCTTCTGCCGTGCCAGGACTTGCAGTGCAACCCGCGCTGCCTTCCTGCGCCTGTTCTTCGTGCAGCGATCCTGCGCTTTATAGCTGGTGTTCGACGGGCAGCGTTTCCACCGCCCGATCTTCTTACCGCCACCACTCTTCTTACTATCAGCCATCATGGCCTCCTATCTCTATTGCCGCGCCATTGCAGCCCACAGGGTCCGTCACCAGACCCTCTCAGCTACATCAGCCTTTGAGCGCCGCTTCCAGTTCCTGCCCAACTTCCACCATCAGGTGCGTCTCCATCCTGACCACCCTACGAACGGTCTCCGCACTAACCAGCAGCTCCCGCGCCATCTCCCTCGCAGTCACTCCCTCCTTCGCTCGTTTGCGAATCTCGATGACTTGCTGATTCGACAACTTACTCCGTGCCATGTGGGTACTCCGGTTTGCTTGATGGATGCGTCATTGTGGCATGAATGGTTGTCGTCGTCCAATCGAACGTGTTTATGGGACGTTGCGCGACGTTTATCCAATATGACCGTGGCATGCACTATGTAACGGTGCGTGCGCGCCCCGTGGCAGACCGCATCCGTCCGCCCGTAGGGTAGGTCCGCCCGCAGGACGATCGCCGCGCCACGCCCCATTGCGGCCCATTCTCGCCCCATTCCCGCGTGCCATTCTACCTATCCATCCCATTCCCTGGCGCCGAGCACCACTCCCCCTCCCCCNCCCCCTCCTCCTATCCCCCCATGCCCCTACCATTCCATGAACACGAAACCCTAGCGTTGAGTGTTAAGCGTTAAGGTGTGTTGTATATATAGTAGAGAGCTATCTCTTACATATATAAGAAACATCTTCCCCTGCTTAACACTCTCTCAAAACCTTTTCCGTTTCGTGTTCATGAAACTACCCTAGGGAAGCCACCCCATAGGAGGGGGAGGAGGAGGAGGAGGGGTGATTTGTAACTGTTTGTAACAACGATTGCCTATTTCTCGTGCAATCTGCACACTATTTAGGCAACCATGAACACAAAACCCGCTCAGCCCTTCTCTCTACCCTCTCAGCGCCGCTAAACCTCCACGTGCAAAACCTCCCACGCCCCCAAAATCCGGCCCGCAGGCCCGTTTCAGGCGCATTTCCCTGCGACCCAGGTCACAATCTCCCACTCCAGACCTACAAATTCGGCCCCTCCCGGCCATATCTGCGCCCGCCAGAGGTCATTCAGCTTGCTAATCTCCGGTGGAATTTCCACTTTTTCCACCTCGATCCACTTCCCAGCCCGCGGCAGAGCCACATTTATGACTCCAGATCGCCCAATGAACACCTGCCCAGCCCATCTTTTGAGCTGGCAGTCTAATTCCGCCCGCAGTCTGCGTTCCATTTCAACCCTCCGTTCGAGCACTCGCCCGTCAGAGCCGCCTGTCACGCGACTCTAGCTGGTGAGCTTAGTCCAGCAAATCGAAAAC